CTGCCCCAATAAGCTGTCCAAGCCCTATCATGGCACTCAATAACAATCTTCCCTTTAGTAAGGCAATCATAGTCACGCGGGTAAAGTGTGATCGTGTCAAGATTGGGTGCGTCGGCTATTACAAAAACCTCTGTTTGATAGCTAGATACTGTCATGCTGATTCTCCTTTAATTGCTTTGTACAAAAGGCTCTGATTTCATCCACGTCCCGTTTGGATATCTGCCTTTGCCATAACCATACCCATCAATAAAACCTTGCAGTTCTTCAATTGTATCAAGGTATATCCGTTCGCCTCTGTCATGGCCTGAAACAATAAAACAAGAGACATTATTTTTAATGTCTAACCCTGATCTTTCTGCCTGTACTTGTAGTCTGTTAAATTCAGCTACTATTTGTGCTGGCATCATAATAATTTATCCTTTTAATTTAAAGCTCTCTAAACGATTTAAGTCCCATAGACTTATAAGGGTATTTATTTTCAATTTAAAACGCGCTACGGCATCATTCTGGCTCATCTTGACCCGTTACCGTTAGTTCTTTTGTGTTGGTTTTCTTGTTGCTTGATACTTTTGACTCCAAAACCTTAAAAATACATGCCCATCGCTTTTCTGATTCTTCTTTTGAAACTGTAGTTTTCCCAGGTGATGCTAATTCTGCTCTTTTCTCTGGAACTTGGTTCGGCTTGGTTCCGTCCCTGACATCTTCCCTAGCTTGATCTAATGCAGCTTTCCATCTGCCCTTAATCTGATGGAAGTTATTGTTTTTAATCTCCAAAGTCATACTTGTCGCTGCCCAAAATATAGCAGGATCAGTCCACTTGTCTATTCCCTTCTCGCGGCGCTGTAGCTGGTTCTGTGATTCGTAAAAAGCTGTTTCGTAACAAACTGTGGGCCTGCAAGCCTTTAAAAATTCAGTGAAAGAAGGTGGCCAATCGTATAAACGTTTACATTCCCTAATACCGTATTTCAATTCAACCTGAGTGAGTTTTTCTTCGCATATTGCCTCTGACCAGGCTTCACGCCAGTTTTTTATGGACGAATCGTTACTGAATGCCGCTCTCCATTTTCCGACGTAGATACCATCCAACCTATTGAAAAGATGGTCAATTGGGGCGATACCACCGAAGGTTGATTGCTCTGTTGTCCAGAAAGAAACTTCACTGGTTGCTAACGATTCTTGGATCTGGTTTTTCATCTTCATTCCTTATTCTGTTACGGTTTACGTATGCAACTGGGTCGAATTTTTTCGTTTGTCCGTTACTTGATTCGTTGTTTTTTAAAGGGTATACATCCTTCCACGATGATCTTATTGATTGGTTTATAACGTCGCATGGGTCGTGTCCTTGGCTTTTAAGTTTTTCAAGCTCAGTAATTAAACATTTTATTGCCCTTGCTGAATTTACCGCTTTCACTTTTTTTCTAACATCCAAAAAAGATTCCCATGTTTCATCTGGAACTAAATTTTGAGTGGGCAAAACTTCATTCTTTTTTTCCTTTAGTTTTTTTAAGGGTTTATTCTTATCTGTATCTGTATCTGTATCTGTATCTGGCAGCGTTACCCTTGCGTTACCTGATGCGTTACCATTACTATCCTGTTGTTTTTGTTTAAATCTTTTTTGTCGTGTTGCTCCTGATGGATCAAAATCTGACTTAAATTGACGTTTATTCCATGACAGAGGTTGCCACTCATCGTCTATCAATTTTGCATCAAATAATCGCTTCTTTACATCACTAATAGTTGAGTATTCTAACCATAGTTTTTGGGCAACAATTCTATCTAATATTCTGCTGCTACAATCTTGATCTAAAACTCCTTCGCTTTTAAGTGCTAAAATTGCTATAAAGTGACGCTGATCCTCGAAAGCAATTGATATTATTTTCGGGTCGTTTAAAAAATCCGTATACATCCTGAACCACGGTAATTTTTTCATAACAATTCATCCTCAATATTTTTTAGTGCGATTTGAACTACTTTAATAATTTTGCATAAATATTCGTAGTCAGGGTTAACCTTTTTATTGATAGAATCATACCAATCAGCAGGATCATTTCCGTACATATCCCTCATAAACTGCAAATCATTCCAAGGATCATCCCTTGTAACATCTATACCTTTTATTTGAGCATCTTCTTTTATTGCGTCAATATCATATATTTCTGTATTAAAGTTGCTTAAATTCTTAGCTAAGTAATAAACATCGCAAGAACAAAAAAAATCACGCAAATTATTGTTACCCATTGCATTCCATGATGCCGCCCATGCCTTGCCAAAACATTCAATAACTATGCGTCCCTTCCCTTCTTCAAAATCTGTAATAAAGCAAGTAATAGGATCTAATCTCTTAAGACATGAAATAATTATTGTTTCGGTAACTTTTGTTTGTAGTTTCATAATAATTTATCCTTTACGTTTATTTGTAAGTTGCTTTACGTTTATTTAACTAATTCCATTAGTTTATCTGTTTGTTTTTGTATCATTAATCTTTTATCTTGGGTATAAGCATCAAAAGCATTAGCAGCAGCATAAACAGCACAAGCAGCATGAGTAGCGCAATCAGCAACATAATAAGCAGCAGCATCAGCAGCATAAGTAGCATCAGCAGCATCAGCATAAGTAGCAGCAGCAGCATCAGCAGCAGCATTAGCAGCATAAGCAGCAGCAGCATTAGCAGCATAAGCAGCATTAGCAGCATAAACAGCATAAGCAGCATCAATAGCAGCAGCATACATATCTTCTTGAGATGCCTTTTCATTTAAATAACTTTCTGCTACATCTAGTGCTTTTATACTTCTTTTATCTTTCATTAAATGATGTACTTGCCGAGCGCAGCATATAGAGTAACTTTGAAATATTTTTATATGTTCAGGCGCGCAACGTGCACACCATAATGTATCTTGCAATCCATTAGACTCAAGAATTACGCTGAATGGTAAAACTTCATCATCTGCTTTAGTTTTGTTTAAATTTCCTAGTAATTTTTTCCATCCTTTTGAGCATGGGTCGTGTTTTTTTATTTCTTTTAATGTTGTTGTAATCATTTTAATCTCCTTTTAAATGCAAAAAAGCCGGGTCTGATTGAACAGAATCCCGGCTCCTTCTATTTCACCTGATTCTGCTTTAAACTCCGCCAAGAGTAAAGCAAAATCATGGCGGTGATTTATATACATTATAAACTAAATATTAACAAGAATACTTTTATATTGGATTTTCTTCATAATGACTTCCATATTATTTAACTGTATGCCATTCGTGCCCTGATGCTTTAGAGTTGATATCGCCTATCTTTAACGCCATCACTTGTTGCTTATGAAAACGGTCGCACTCTTTACGCATCATTCGTTTAAATCCTTTCATCGGTGCTACTGCGTGTAGATTGGTGTCAATTTTGGTACGACCCAAAACCCGCACTATTTGGTCAATTTTTTTTATATCGTGATTCCATAAAAAATTACCCAGTTTCGGGATATTTCCGCAAACGAATGTTGCTATTCGTTTATTCAGATGTAACTGGTTGGGTAATCGTTTCAGTTTTAATGCTTCCAAATCTTCCAGGTTATACCCGTTAAGAAGTCGCCACGCATGTGCATCCCCGGCTTTATAGAATGCTTCAATTAATATCCTGTCATATTCTGCTTGTGTCATAATTAATCCTTTATCATTACGCAATAATATCCACCTAGTTTTTCCCGATTTAATCTGTCTGCCAGACTCACTGCTTTAACTTGTTTTTTGAATTTGCGGACTATCTGACCGCCATTATCAAGTGCTTTTTCTGTTACAAATTCACAAATTTTAGTTGGTGTGCGGACTACATAGTATTTCATTTTAATCTCCTAATATGCTTGATTCTTTGTCATCATTAAGTCTGATGATTCCGTCCAATATCCAATAGCTTCATCCCATTCAACTTCAATAACTTCATTCAAATCCACTGCGTTTACCATTTCACCTTCGTTATTTACATACCACCATTCTGCGTAGATCCCTGTTGATCCTGTTTCGATATTCATATAAGTTGTATTAGTCATTTTAATTTCCTTTCTGGTTTCCAAGTTCCGCTTTGTCGGCACTTCCTGATCTCTTAAATGTATTGTATAGTGCTTAATCGGGAAAGTAAACAAAAAGTTAAATAATAATTGCTATTTATTTTTGAATATAGCTTGCATTTATTAAACGTATGGTTTATTATGTCGTTAGTTACTTAAATTAAGGAATTAGTATGAAAAGAGTATATAAAGAGAAAGACGTGTACGAGGCAGCAAATGAAAGGATAAAGTTTATTTTTGAAAACTTTCCTCGCATATACGTTTCTTTTTCTGGCGGCAAAGATAGCGGGGTTATGCTAAATCTTATGATTGATTATATGAGAAAGAATAACATAAGCAAAAAAATAGGCGTTATGATTTTAGATAACGAGGCCAATTATGAATATTCTCTAAGGTTTATGCACGACATCATAAGGAATAATTTGGATGTTCTTGATGTTTATTGGTGCTGTCTTCCTATTACGCTGCCTTGCACAGTAAGCTCATATGCTTTTGAATGGCAATGTTGGGGTGAGGAAGATAAAGCTAGATGGATAAGACCAATGCCAACAGATGATTACATCGTTAATATCGATAATCATAAATTTGATTTCTTTGAAGAAAACATGCCATACAATGAATTTTGGGATAAATTCGGTGATTGGTACGGGGGTGGCGAGGTTACAGCTTGTCTTATCGGTATAAGGACATCAGAAAGTCTTAATAGATTTAGGGCGATAATGAATGAGAATAAAAAGATTCTGAAAGGGCAGATGTGGACAAAGTTAAATACTGAAACTACATATAACTGTTACCCGATATATGACTGGATGACAAAAGATGTGTGGATAGCCAACGAAACTTTTGAATGGGACTATAACAAGCTATACGACATTTTTTACAAAGCCGGGGTTCCTGTCGGAAGTATGCGGGTTGCCTCTCCATTTATGAGTGAATCAAAGTCAAGCCTTGGTCTTTATAGGGTTATAGATCCGCATGTATGGGCCAAACTTTGTGCACGTGTTCAAGGCGCAAATTTCATAGCCACCTACGGAAAGCAGCTTGGCTATAAAAGTTTCAAATTGCCAGAGGGTCACACATGGAAGTCGTTTACAAAATTCCTTCTTGATACCTTGCCAAAGGAAGTTTCAGATAATTTTAAAATGCGCTTCATTCAGTCTTTTAAATACTGGGGAAGGGTGGGGCGCGGATTACAAAATGAGGTGATAAATGATTTAAAAGATAATAATATTGACTTTAGATTAAACGGGAAAACTAGGCATGGAAGTAAACTTCTTGACAGGGTAGCGATTAGAAAATTTCCAGATCATTTAGATGTTCTTAAATGCAACAATGGAATTGTGGCTTCCTGGAAAAGATTTGCTATAACCATTTTAAAGAATGATCACACATGCAAGTATATGGGGCTTGCACCAACTAAGGAACAGGCAGTTAGGCAAAGATTAATAATGGCAAAATACAAAAAAATATAAGGGATAAAAAATGAAAATTTTAACACCGCGTACATCAGATGATTCAGGTAGAACAGTAGAATGCCCGACAGGAGGATTTGTAAGTCGCAGAATGCTTCTTGAAGAAGATGGAATGGGCTATACGATAACCCACACAACAATAACTCCAGGCATGCGGCAAAGGTGGCATTATAAAAATCACCTTGAATCGTGTTATTGCTTAAAAGGCATGGGGGTATTAACTGAAGAGGAAACTGGATACCAGTATACAATTTTACCTGGTCGGATGTACGTTCTTGACAAACATGATGCCCATTCATTTATGGCAACAGTAGAAGTTGAATTATTGTGCGTATTTAACCCGCCATTAAAAGGCCGTGAAGTTCATCAAGAAGATGGCTCATACTCAATAAAGGATTAAAATGGAAAGCACATTTAAAAGCCCAGTTTACAACGTACTATCGGTTCATATTGATAGAATAAAAGCTAATGATTACAACCCAAATGCTGTTGCCCCGCCAGAAATGGAGCTGCTAGAAATATCTATCTGGGAAGATGGTTATACTCAGCCAGTGGTCACGGTGCACGATAAAGAAAACGATCAATATGTTGTTGTTGATGGTTTTCATAGATACCTTACGATAAAGAATAGCAAGCGTATATATGACCGTGAAAACGGGATGCTTCCTATCGTTGTTCTTGATAAAGAAATTGGCGATAGAATGGCCTCTACAATACGGCATAACAGAGCTAGGGGATCTCATAACATTGAACTTATGAGTACCATAGTTTCTGAACTGGTAGAAATGGGCAAGGGTGATAGATGGATATGCAAGCACATTGGGATGAGTGTTGATGAATTGCTAAGATTGAAGCAGATAACTGGTGTGGCTGCTTTATTTAAAAACACAGACTTTTCCAAAAGCTGGGAGGCCGAATCAGGTGAAGAGGATTTATCATCACTGGACTAAATGGGAATGTTATAAGGCAGGGTTTTTTGGGTCATCCTTGCCCGAAGGAATAGTCAAGGAAGAAGCTGAAAGTCAATACGCTGAATTCTTGTCCGATATAGAACTTTTTACTTATTCTATGGAGTGCGTTATAAATGAGTGGCCTAATTCATGCGATCAATTCTTATCCAATGCAAGTATGAATAGAATTGCGTGGCTTGGCCAGTCGTCTATGTGTTTGTACAGCGGCGTTCCATCAAGATATAAATCAGGTTTTAGGTTGATGTCTGATGATAAGCAGAATAATGCTAATTTAGCTGCAAAAAAAATACTGGAAAGGTGGATAAAAGATCGTGAGGGATAAACTTATAATTGATTATATTGAGTATTGGAAAGATAGGGGATATCCTGACGGAATACCCGACGAAGTTCCAGATGAATTAATGAATTTAAGGATTGCTCCATCTTACAAGGCTATATGTATGTGTGTTTTGGCAAATGATTTGAAATTCTATGGGCTTGGGTTCTCCAGGCCTAAATCCAAATGGTATGGCATTCTGAAAAGAATAGAGATTGAGTCAAGATAACTGCTTTAGTGTTTAAACTAAAAATTTAGTGTATAATGGTATATTAAGATTTATACTTTTAAATTAATAACTTAATTAGTTATTGTGATTAAAGTAAACCATTAATCAATAAAGAGAGTTTATATAATGGCTAAGACCAAGGGAAAGACTGGCAGACCAAAGATTGAAATTGATTATGAATTAGTCGACGAATTGGCTGGAATATTTTGTAATGCGGATGAAATTGCGGCATGTCTGAGAGTTGGTTATTCAACTGTAGAGCGTAGAATTAAAGAAGACCATAATATGGCTTTTGAGGACTATATTGCCTTAAAACGTAATGAACTAGCTAAACCATCACTTAGACGCATGCAATACAAGAATGCAGATGAGGGAAATGCGACAATGCAAATCTTTTTAGGCAAGCAATATCTTGGTCAAGCAGACAAGATAGAATCTAAAGAAGAACATACCAAGATCAAGCGTGTTAATTACAGACGTATAAAGACAGAAATTGCCTTGGATTGATTACGAGGATGTTTATGTAGACCTGTTACCAGCTCAAGAATCTTTTATCTTTTCTGAGTCGCCTAATCCAGCTATCGTAGGTGGATTAGGAAGCGGAAAAACTAAGGGTGGTATATCCAGGCTATTACGCTTGATGCAAGATGACCCTGGTGTCAGTACGCTGTATGCAATGCCTACTTATGACTTGTTAAACTTGAGAGCGATTCCCGGATTCCAAGAGGAATTGGAGTTTATAGGGATGCGCCATCAGTTAAACGGCTCAAAGTATTACATTTATGTTCCTGAGTTGGATAGTTACATTTATTTCAGGTCATACGATAAACCGCAAAGACTAATCGCGTTTGAAGTAGGACATTCGATAGTTGACGAGATAGATACATTACCCATAGAAAAGGCTGCGGAAGTATGGCGTAAAGTAACAGAGAGAACGCGACAGAAGACAAATACTTGTCCCAATAGTATCGGGGCGGTAGCGTCACCAGATCATGGCATACACGGCTTTGTTTATAATCGTTGGGTAAGGCAGGCAACCGAAAGACAAGAATTATTTAATGCTAGAACGAATGACAATCCTTTTCTTCCTGATGGTTATGTTGAGCAGATCCGCGAGAACTATGACGATAAGCTGGCGGAAATATATATCAATGGTGGTTTCGTTAGTCTCACAGACACGAAGGTTTACCACTTTTTCGATAAAGATCAACATCATAAAGACGCGCCAGCAAAAGACAGTTATAATGCCATTCATATTGGCATAGATTTCAATGTTGGCGGTTGCTGTTCTAGCGTATCATTAATTAAAGATAAAAATGTTCATGCAATTGAAGAATTTGTCTCACATGATACTTATGATTTTATCAATAACTTGAATAAATACAAAGGGTATCAAATAACGATATACCCTGACGCAACAGGATCAAGTCGGACTACAAACGCGAGCGAATCTGACATACAGCTGATAACTTCTGCTGGCTACCGTATAGATGCTGGTAAGGCAAATCCCTATATTCGTGATAGAGTCAATTCATTCAACTCTGTTATTTCAAAGGGTAACTTTAGTATTGACACTAATAAATGCCCTCAGTTAACAGAATCACTTGAAGCGCAAGGTTATGATAAAGGTGGTGATCCAGAGAAGTTTGACAAACATCCGGCTATTGATGATTGGAATGACCAATTAACATACATGATTCACAGGAAATTCCCTTTAATGCGACCAATATCACAAATACAGGTAGGTGGAAGATGAAATTTACGCACTCAACATACGATGTTATGGGATCACGCTGGCAGAAAAGCAGGGACGCTGCCGCTGGTGAATACGAGGTACACGAAAAAGGCACTTTATATTTACCCAAACTTGCACTTGAAAAGGCTGATGAATATAAAGCGAGGGTTGAGCGCACCCCGTTCTTTAATGCTACATGGCGCACAATAATCGCACTGCGTGGCATGTTATTTCGCAGACCTGCAACAACCAATTTTACGCCAGTAATGGAAGAAGCCAGCCAGAATATTGATAATACTGGGATGTCTTTGACTTCATTCTCACAGCAATTAAGCATGGAGTCATTAACCGTTGGACGTTCAGGCGTACTGGTGGAACATACAGCCGTTCCAGAGGGAAGTACTCAAGCTCAGGCTAATGAGATAGGGGCTAAACCTTTCTTGACCATGTACAGCACAGAATCTATCCTGGATTGGAAAGAAACCAATAATGGCGGCATTAAGGTTCTATCATTTGTCAGATTAAAAGAAGATCCTGGCAACTATCCTGATATCGAACTAAAACAGAATGACCAGATACACAGACTTTTAATGCTTGAGCCTGGTGGTTACATTCAGAAGATTGTTAAAAACGACGGGGAAAATGAAGAACAAGTTGGGGTGGATATTATTCCACGCATGAATAATCAGCCATTACCATTTATCCCATTTCAACCAATCGGTGTCGATTCTTTACGCATGGCAATAGACCCGCCACCGCTAATTGATTTAATCAACATGAATTTCCATCACTACAGACAGACATCATCTTATGAGCATGGCTGCTTTTTGTCTGGACTGCCGACCATGTTTGTATACGGAAACACTGACGACAAGACTGTTATACATATGGGCGGATCTACTGCAAACAGTATGCCCAATCCAGAGGCAAGAGCGGAATTCGTGGAAGTAAAAAGCAACTTTGAGGCATTGGCTAATAACCTTAAATCTAAAGAACATCAAATGGCTGTGCTTGGCGCACGCATGCTTGAGACTAAAACGGCTGGTGTTGAGTCTGCTGAGGCGTGGGCAAGAAAGCAGTCTGGCGAAGAATCTGTATTGGCGGATATCTCTACAACGCTCAGTGCTGGAATAACTAAGACGTTATATTGGTACACTGAATGGGGTGGAATTGATTCAACTGACTTGTCTTACTCATTGAATAAAGAATTTCTACCTTTTGCACTGAATGCACAGCAAATGACCTCTATAATGGGCGCTTACTTGCAGGGCGGAATGAGTTATGAATCCTTGTATCACAACTTTGATCGTGCTGGACTATATCCAGATGGAACGACAATTGAAGAAGAAAAAGGCGCTATTGATGAAGGGGGTGGATAATTGGAAAATATTAAATCAGGCGATTCAGGGGAACCAATTTGAATAACGTCATTAGAGCTAATTTCCCTGCCAATAGAAGAATCAGCAGGAAACAAAGCATTATTAATGAACATTCAATCAGATTCGAGAAAGAATTGGCTGACTTGATATTTCGTTCCATTAAAGCGGGTGTCAGTAAAGAATTCATTGAAATAACTTTATTATCTGCCAAAATAATAGATAAAAACTAATGCCAGCCGTCAACCAGAAATTATTGGATCAAGTTATCAGGTTTCAAATCGACCTGAGACGGCTTGAAGCAGGAACGCAAAGGAAGGTAGTCAAGAGTCTGGAAAAGTTACAGAAGGCCTTGATTGGTGAGATAGCAAGCGGCAATCTTCGCGGAATGACTAAAGCTCAGACTAAAAAACTTTTGTCTAGTTTATCGCCCATTTTGGCGCAATACTATACAGAGGCTAGAAACACGCTACAAGACGAATTGGATGGAGTTGCTGACGTTCAGGTGGCTCAGGCTCAAAAGTCGCTTAATGCTACCGTATTCACTGAAAGAGTGCCTTTATTACCCACCTCACATGTAATTGAACGTGTATCAAGAAACGTACTCATAAATGGTGGCCCATTAGATAGCTGGTGGAAAAAGCAGGAAGGTGACACGATGTTCAAAGTTTCTGCCCAAATCCGTGAAGGGATTCTACTTGGTGAAGCTAACCAGGGAATAATTTCCAGGATTATCGGCAAACGAGGTGTTCCTGGTGTAATGGATATCTCACGCAGAAACGCAGCGACACTTGTCCAGACTGCCACGCATACGGTTGCCAATGAAGCACGTCAAGCTGTATATAACGAGAATGCTGATGTCATTAAATCGCTGATATGGTTCACCGCAATGGATAGCCATGTATGTGTTCTCTGTATAGGCAGATCGGGAAAGCGGTGGAAAAATAATCAAGCCAAGACTCCTATATCACATAGCATAGCTTTCCAGATACCACCTATCCACATGAATGACCGTTGCGTTCTTCTTCCTGAGACTGCTACTTTTAAAGAACTCGGTGTTGATCTGCCTGAGCCGACTATTGGAGACCGTGCCTCATCGCTTGGTCCTATATCCGCCAAGACTACGTTTAACGATTATCTGAGGCAAGTTCCAGTATCACAGCAGAATGAAATGCTTGGAGTTGGACGCGCTAAATTATGGCGCGAAAAGAAAATCAGCTTATCTCAATTGCTAGATGGGAAGGGTCGAGAATTAAACCTTGAACAAGTTCGACAGAGACATATTTAGTAACTGATTAAATACAAATACTTTTGTTATAGTATTACTATAAAAAACATGGTACAGTATATTAACTGTAAGAATATTAAAGCCCGTTTTGCTCAAATCGGGTTCAAAAGCGCAAGATGCGCGGCTGATAAAGATATCAGTTTTTAAAGTTTTACCAACTATCTAAGAGGGATAAAACAATGGCTCTAGCTCTAAAGCTCGATTCAATCGACGCGCTTGATGAGTCTATTCAAGCACTTTATAAGAAACAAGATGACGATACTTTCATTTTGGACTTAGATGGGTATCAAGATCCAACTGGATTGAAATCAGCCCTTGAGAAAGAACGTGAAGCAAATAAGGCATCAACTAAAGAACTGAAAGAAATCAAAAAGCGGTTTGATGGTATTGATCCTGACAAGGTTAAAGAGTTACTTTCTAAGATGGGAAGTGATGAAGAAGCCAGGCTCATGGCAGAAGGGAAGCTGGACGAAGTTGTTGCAAACAGGACAGAGAAATTGAAGTTGGAATACGAAAAACTGTTATTGGAAGCAAAAACAGAAGCGGAAACAGAGCGGAACAAAGCAGGACAATATAAAGACCGTGTGTTAGATAATAACGTCATGGCTGCTGCGATAGGTTCAGGTGTACATAAGCCAGCTCTTGAGGATGCTCTGATACGAGCAAGGAATATTTTTAGTCTGGATGAACATGGCAACGCGGTTCAACTGGATCAAGATGGTGCTGTGAAATACGGGAAGGACGGGAAGTCACCCTTCACCACTACTGAATGGCTCGAAGAAATGAAAGAAGCCGCACCACATTGGTTTACTGCCGGGAATAGCGGTGGGGGTGCTAGCGGAAACAATGAGCAAAACGGAAACAGAAAAACAATGACGCGCACGAATTTTGATGCACTGGCACCAGACGAGAAGTCGAATGTCGTAAAGAGTGGCGTAACACTAACTGACTAACAAGGACTTACTAAAATGGCTAATACCCTGACAAATCTTATCCCTGACGTGTACTCTGCGTTGGATGTTGTATCACGTGAACTTGTAGGAATGGTTCCTGCTGTAACCCGTGATCCCTCTGCTGATCGTGCCGCAGTTGGGCAAAGTGTGCGTTCATTCGCCACGCCTGCTGCCACTGCTTCGGATATCACACCAGCTGTTACTCCGCCTGATGACGGAGATCAAACAATTGGTAATGTTGATATTCAAATTACTAAAGCAAGGCGTGTGCCTTTTCGCTGGAACGGTGAACAGAGTCGCGGCATTAATAACGGTGGCCCAGGTGTTTCAAACATCCGTGTTGACCAGATTGCCCAAGCATTCCGTACACTAACAAACGAAATGGAAACCGATCTGGCTGCATTGTATGCTAACGCATCGCGTTCATATGGTGCTGGCGGAACAGTTCCTTTTGGTACTGCTGGCGATTACTCTGATGCTTCACAGGCTCGTAAGATTATTGTCGATAACGGTGGCCCTCAATCTGACCTACAGCTAGTTTTGAATACTGGTGCTGGTGCTAACCTTCGTGGCAAGCAATCAGATGCTAACCGTCAAGGCTCTACAGCTATGTTACGTCAAGGTGTTCTGGAAGATATGCATGGCTTTGCAATTCGTGAGTCCGCTCAAATAGTTGACCATACGAAAGGCACTGGTACATCGTATACATCTGCCGCTACTGGCTACGCTGTTGGTGTGACATCAATTCCTATTATTACTGGATCTGGCACTGTTCTTGCTGGTGACACAGTAACTTTTGCTGGCGACTCTAATCAGTATATTGTGACTACAGGTGTTGCCGCACCGGGAACTATTGTTATTGCTGAACCCGGTTTGAGACAGGCTTTACCTGCCTCTGCTACAGCTATGACAATTGCCGCTAGTGGCCCACGTAATATGGCCTTTGCGCGCTCTGCTATCATTCTGGCTACTCGCGCACCTGCGTTGCCTGATGATGGTGACTCAGCAGTTGACCGCACTTTGGTTACTGACCCTCATAGTGGAATGACTTTTGAGTTGGCGATGTACGCTCAGTACCGTCAAATGCAATACGAGGTTTCCGCAGCTTGGGGGCCAAAGATGCTTAAAGTTGAGCATACTTCTGTATTGGCTGGTTAATTCTGATGATGCTGAAAACCATTAAAGTAATGCCGTGGGGATCAGATCAAGGTGACTTTGTTTTAATTAATGCAGTGGATTACGATCCTAAAACGCATAAATTATACGAAGTCACCCAGGATGAAAAAGGTCTGACTGTTGCGGAATTAAAAAAGGCACTTGACGGTTACAACGTCGGGTATTCAGATAACGCAAAGAAAGCTGATTTACAGCTTGCTCTTGATATTTATAAAGAGCAAATGGAGTTGGATTAAATGGCTTTAATTGTCGAGGATGGGTCAGTAGTAACGGGTGCTGAAAGCTATGTTTCTGTAGATGATGCAGACACCTATCATTATGTGAGGCTGAATACTTCTTGGACTGCTTTAAGTACGGTTCAAAAGGAAGCTCATCTGCGTAATGCTACTGATTACATGACTGGGCAATATGAGAGCAAATGGTCTGGTGAGCGGGTGTCCAATTCTCAAGAACTGGATTGGCCTCGCGCCCTGGTCTATACGCGGGATGCGTACATAGAAAGCACGATAGTGCCAAAAGAGATTAAGAATGCTTGCGCTTTATTGGCGCTCAAATCTTCTGAGGCTGAGTTGCTTCCTGATGAAACTCAGGTTGTTATTAAGGAAAAGGTTGACGTAATTGAAACGACGTTCAGCGAATTCTCAACTCAAACAAAACAATATAAAGAGATTGACTCGATGTTGAGTCGATATCTAAGTAGAACAGGCGGCAATCTTCAAATGATTCGTACTGCATAAATGGCTGATTATTCAAGACAAATAAACACCGTTTTAAAGCAGATGAAAGCGAAGGGTCAAGCTGTTACGATTACGAAACGCACGGCAGGCACTTATTCTGCTGGTGCTGTGTCGATAACCGAAACAACTGAATCTGGTTTTGGATTGCAAACTGAATTTGGATTTAAAGAAATAGACGGTGAATCTGTAATGCGCTCAGACATTAAACTTTTATTATCACCAACAGGGATAACAAAACCAACGCCAAACGATAAGATTACTTTGGCAACTGGCACGTTTGCTGTAAAGCATGTATCAGAAATTAATCCTTCGGGTGATCCGATTTTATATAAATGTCAGCTCCGTAGCATATGAGTTTTGCGCTTGATATAACGAAATTCGCCAAGAAAGTTGATGTCAACCTAGAAAAAGTTGTCAAAACTGTGGTCATTAATCTTGGAACCAAAGTCATTCAACGTAATCCTGTTGGAGATTGGACTTTGTGGAATCCCCCAAAGAAACCGATTGGCTATGTTGGAGGAAGGTCGAGATCAAATTGGCATTATGGATTTGGTACGATGCCATCAAAGATCATTGATACTATTGATGCAACTGGTGGTACAGCAATAACGGCTATAACGAATGGCGTTAATAATTCGCCAGTAGCAGGGATTCATTGGATAACAAACAGTTTGCCTTACATCGTGCCGCTTGAAGATGGATCGTCAAGACAAGCGCCTGCTGGAATGGTTAAAATATCAATCGCAGAATTTGGCGCAGTAGTCGACAAGGCAGCAAAAGATGTCAATTAATAGTATCAGAACAGCGTTAGAGTCGGGAATTGCGGGAATGAGTCCTACCATAGCGACGGTATGGGAAAACACTGAATACACGCCTGTTACGGGTACGCCATACCAGCGTTTATATTTACTTTCTGCTGATCCGGGTAATAATGAATTTGGGCCAATTCACCTTGAGCAAGGCATCTTCCAAGTGAGTTTATTTTACCCACTTGGGGCGGGAACGGCAGCAGCGGCAGCAAGAGCGGAATTAATAAGGACGACATTTAAACGCTTCAACACTTTTAGCTCTGGTGGTGTTGATGTGAATATACACAAAACGCCACACATTAAACAGGCAAGGCGTGACGAGGATCGCTGGATGCTTCCAATAGATATAAGTTACTTTGCCCACTTAACATCGTGAGCGATAGCGCAAAAAGAATGCACGCATCATTCATCCGTTTATTAAAGGGAATGATTACTGCTTACGAAAAATGGCTGAAAGAACAAGATTAATTAACGAGGGGTATTAAAATGGCAATCGGCACAGGTGTAGCAAAACAAGTTATCTATAAAGTACAGTCGGCACTTGGAACGAAGGCAACTGCAAGTGCAGCCCAAATTCTAAGGCGTGTAAGCTCAGATATTCAACTGAATAAAAGCACTTTTGAATCAAACGAAATTAGAACAGATTACCAGGTTTCTGATTTTCGTCATGGTTCAAAGTCAATAGGCGGATCACTTAACGGTGAACTTTCCCCAGGTACATACAAAGACTTCTTTGCGGCTGGCTTGCGTAAGGCATTTACGGCTGTGTCTGACATTACCAGTTTGTCTATAACGATTACGGCATCAAGCGCACCTTTTACTGTTGCTCGTGGCTCAGGTTCTTTTTTAACGGATGGCCTCAAGGTTGGGGATGTTGTGAGGTTGACGGCAGGATCATTTAACGCTGCCAACATCGACAAGAATCTTCATGTTGCTACTGTAACGGCTCTAAATTTCACTTGCTACCCGCTTAATGGCGTGGCTATGGTTGCAGAGGGTCCAATAGCTACATCAACGCTTGAGATTACTGGCAAAAAATCATTTGTTCCTGAGACTGCACACACCAATCTTTATTACACGATTGAGCATTGGCATAGTGATATAAGTCAAAGCGAGTCATTTGTTGATTGCAAAATTGGGACGATTGGGGTTGCTATTACACCTAGCGGTATGGCTACATGTAACTTTGGCGTGTTGGGTACTAATCAGGATTTGGATTCATCTCAATACTTTACTTCCCCAAGTGCGGCGACAACATCAGGCGTAACGGCTGGTGCTAATGGCCTGTTAATGGTTGACGGGGCTACTGTAGGGAACGTCACAGGCATATCTTTTGACATTGATGGGAATATGTCGACAGAGGAAGTTATTGGCTCTAACGTCACTCCTGACGTGTTCGCTGGATCCGTGAAAGTGTCGGGACAATTAACCGTTCTGTTTGAAGATGATACTTTCTCTCAGATGTTCGAGGATGAAACAGAGGCAAGCGTGGCGATAGCGTTAACAACTAGTAATGCTGCCGCTGCTGAATTCGTATCATTCACAATGCCACGTATTAAAGCTGGCGGTAACAGTAAGGATGATGGACAGAAAGGAATCGTACAGACGATCCCATTTACAGCTTTGCTTAACGGCTCAGGCGGAACGGGAACAAGTTCAGAAGCAACAACCATAGTAATCCAAGATTCTTTAGCTTAATAACTTAAAAGGACTCATACCAATGAAAAAAGGTATCTCTCTGACTTCACTCGATTTAGATAAAGTTTGTGAAAACCACTTTGAATTTGAATATTTAGACCCCAACGGAAAAGGCACTGGGGTTTATCTTAGTGTTATAGGTGGGCATTCGCAGAAAGTTCGACAGTATTCCATTAATGAAATTAATCGACTACGTGAACAAGAATCAATTAAGGCTCGTATAGCAAGGAAGCGTAACAAGAATGCAGTCACCGATGATTACACGCCAATTGAGGATGATATTGAATACGCGATTAAAGACGCAGCAATCAGACTTGTCGGATGGCGTGGGATTGATGATGAATTTAATGCTACTAATGCCGATATCCTTTGCCGCACCAATCAGCTTGCGCGTCAGCAGATTATGGAGGCATCAAGCGAAATCGGGAATTTTACCAAGAGCAAGTAGAACTACTGCTTGCTTATGCGGAAAAAGAATTTGAATTGAGTAAGAAACAACCGGATGGTCATTCATTAAGGGATCATCTGGAAAGTGCTTGGGAACAAACTGGCGAAAAACCAGATGGACTTGAGACAGGTGAAACGCCTGATCTTTTGATTAAGGTTTGGAACTGGTTCATTGAATTAGATCAAGGTAGAAATTACAGTGAAATGGGGGCGCTGCCAATAACGTATCAGGATATTAAAGCATGGGCATATCTGATGCGCGTATTTCCGGAACCATACGAAATAAAAATCATTAAACAAATAGACACTTTATACCTTACTAAAAAATGACAGATATAGCAGAACTAGCCATTCGAGTTAACACATTGGAGCTTGAAAAGGCCAATAGGACACTCAAGCAGACTGATGATATAAGTCGAAAGGTTGTATCTGGTATTAAGTTATTGGCATCTGGCTTCCTTGCCATAAAGTTAAAGAATCTGATTTTTGAAGCCACGACACTAAACCAGCGTTATCAAGAACTTGGCGTGTCAATGCGTGTAGTCGGCAACAATGTCGGCATATCTGGCGCACGGATGGAAGCAACTGCCGTTTCAATACAAAAAATGGGCATATCGCTCATCAAGTCACGTGAAAGTGTATTAAAACTTGCAGCCGCTCACATTGATCTAAAAGAAGCTGAAAAACTAGCAGATCTTGCTAGAAATGCCGCTATTCGTAAAGGTGGAAATACTTCTGAGGCGTTAAACTCAATTATTGAAGGTGTGCAGCGTGGGGAGATTGAGTTATTAAAAACCCTTGGCATTATGGTTAGTTTTGAAAACGCATACAAGAAGTTGGCTGGTGAAATAGGAACAACCGCAAGTGCTTTAACTCTGGCACAAAAACAACAAGCAAGGCTAAACGAGGTGTATGACAAGGCACCTGGAATTGTCGGCCTGTATACAGCGGCAATGGGCAACGCTGGCAAACAATTCCGATCTACTGATCGCTTGGTTGAAAACTTAAAGGTAAGGCTTGGCGGGTTATTTGACGAGGCTGCAAAGTTTTTGGTTGCTGGTTATACTGCTCAATTAAAAGAGTTAGATGGTACGGTGAATGAACTTGTTGACAATAACGAGTTTCAAGCATGGGGCGATAATGTTGCAAGGGTCTTTGCCTTTATCTCTGACAGAATAAGCAATCTGGGTGCGGTATTTAGGATTGTTGGCAATTCGTTTGCTGCTGTAGCGGCTCAAGCGGTAGCGTTAGTTAATCTTGATTTTGACGCTGTAGCAAACATTAACGAGCAATTTAATCTGGATTTAAACGAGGAAATTGCTGGCCTTGATAAATACACCTTGGCACTTGAGGCACAGATAATAGAGCGTGATTTACTAACTGAATCAGTGACCGGGTACGCAGCAAAACTTGCTACAGTTTCCGAGGAAGAAGAAGAAGCGGTCGAGGTTAATAAGGATTTGGTAAAACAACAAGGTGATTTTGTTGAAAACCTCAAGGATGAAATAGCGGGTCTTGGCAAGACGACATTTGAAGTTAGAAAACTTGAAGCTGCTAAGTTAGGATTATTGGGTGTAACGGAACCGTTAATTGATGAACTAGAACGTGAAACAAATGCCCTTCAAAAAACAGCAGATGATTTAGCAGCAATTGAATCCATAACCAAATCAGTTCGTACTGAGCAAGAAAAATATGCTGATGATGTAGCGGAACTTGACAGGCTTCTTGGTGAAGGTTTGGGGGTTGAAGCACACAGACGTAAAGTTAAAGAATTATCTGATGAATTCGAAAATGTTGAGGGATCTGGAAAAAGTTCTATTGATGCGATAGAACAGGCTTGGACTCAAGGACTCAGAAACATTCAATCAAAACTTGCTGACGGTCTATTCAATTTCTTTGATGATGGTTTAAAAGGAATGTTGGACAATGTTCTTTCAACCGTTGGTCGTATCGGTTCGGAATTTGCCGCTATTGGAATACTTCAAGGCGTAGGTCTTGGAAGGGGCGGAAGTGGTGGCGGTGGGGGTGGTTTTAGTATAGGTGGCGCGTTAAATGCAGGATCAAATCTTTTTTCTGGTATTACTGGCGGCGCGTCAAAGTTTATTGGTGGTGGCATTAATTCTGTTGGCAACTTTCTTGGCTCTAAGTCTATTAGTCAATTTGGTTCTGGTTTTGCTGGAACCGGTGCAGGGGCATTTAGTAACCTTGGCGGAGCGGGAACGGCTTTTATAGGCGGCCCAGGAACAGCAATAGGCGGGTCAGGGTTGGGTGGCGCTGCTGGTATTGGCGCTACTGCATCAAGTCTACTTGGCCCAGTAGCTATTGCGGCTGCTGTTGACTTCGGATTGCAGAAAGTTTTTGGTGACAAGAAACTTGGCGGCGCTGCTGGCGATATACTCAGCTTTGTTCCAGTAATCGGCACATTAATTAACGGGTTATTCGGACGATCACCAGAAAAATTTAATAAACAATTCGGACAATTGCAGGTTGATTCAGATGGAGTTACCGGATCATTCACAGATGAATTTAGGGCAAAGGGTAGCGTATTTAGTAAAAGCAAGCATCGTAGAACTGAGTCATCCAATTCAAGTGAACTGGTAGCGGTATTTGATAACGTCATTGACGGATTTATTGATTCAACTACTGCCTTCGCTGAAAACTTGGGTTTGACTACCGGATCAATTGACGATTTAGCAATTAAGGTATTTTTCCAAGGCAAGAACAAACAGAGAATTTCAGAAGAACAAATCACAGAAGAAATTGGAAAGATTCAAGAACAGATAGCAAAAAATTTATTGCCTACCATCGACACGTTTAAGCGTACGGGTGAGGATTACATTGACACATTGGATCGTATTAATAACGAATTCAGTGTGCTGGCTGACTTAGGAAATGCCCTGGGCAATTCAACTGCATCAGTACGTGCATTCCTACAGGCTGCTGATATCGGGGATAGAAGTTCATTTGTCGAGGCTGCTGGCGGCATAGATGTTCTTTCACAAAAAGTTTCTTTCGTTGCTGAAAACTTCTTAACAGATGCAGAAAGGCTCGCGCCTGTTTCGGAACTGTTAGCAAAAACCCTTGATGAAGTTGGAATTTCTTCCACTATTACCAAGGATCAATTTGGTGACTTGATTCAATCGTTTGGGCACGTAGACGGAATCAGTGAGAGTTTATTGCAAACGCTTCTTGAATTGGCCCCAAGTATCTTGGCTATAAGAAACGCTGAGGATCAATTGGCGGCAACCCGTAAGAAAGCAGCGGGTGATAATGTAAATAAAGCATTTAATACTTTACAGAAAACTGTTGACGAAGAAAGAAACAGAATTACTGCTGAATATAGTAAGAATATTCAAACTGCTACCGACGCCATACAAACGCTCACAACGCTCTCTAACGCATTAAAGACTTCACTAAATGATATCAATCCTCAGTCTATTGGTGAGGCGCGTAGCAAGCTCCGTGAGGCGATTGTATCCGCCTCCCGTGGCAATGTTATTGACCTCAAGAGCATTCAGACTTCAATTGCTACAGTTTCGGGTGATAGTTCGAGTAGATTTGGATCATTAGCAGAATTTCAAAGCAGTCAGGCAGAAAGTTCTCAGTTGTTACGGGATCTTGGACTTGCCACAGAAAACCAATTAAGCATTGAAGAAAGGAACTTGGTTGCATTAGAAAGTGGATTTGAAACAGAACTGGCAAGACTCGATTCGGTTATAGAACAAGCTGAAAGGCAATCAGGTTTATTAGAAGGAATTAACTTGTCTCTGGCTGAAATAATATCTCTGTTTAATCTACGCTCTCAACAAAACGGTGGTGCTGGAGGCATACAAGGGGGCAGTGCTGCTGGAAATCCAGATGTGTCTGATTCCGAGATTAACAGTTTCACATTGCAATCAGGAATTACTCCGGATCAGATATATATCGCAGCAAAAAAACATGGCATTTCTGCTGTGCAACTTGCTGAGGCAACAAGGTTCAGTTTAGACGACATCAACGAATTCACAAGCGAAAATGGACTTGATCCGCTTAGAACGGGTACTAATTTCGTACCACGAAACATGCCTGCATTCTTACACAAAGGAGAAGAAGTTAAGCCAAAGGCATTTGTTGATAGTGATAAAAGCGAGCGTATTGAAACTAATATACTTTTGAAAGAGTTAATTGTATTCACTCAAAGGACAGCAGATTTACTTGACAGCACCACAGGCGGCGGTGGGCCAATGTTAACAAGGGCTACAGGTACATAATGGCGACAGTTGACGCAACAGTTTCAATCATGGTTCCTGTTGAGGTGAATGATACTACCCTTACATCAACCACCGTGGCTGAAACAGATTACTCTCAGTGGTTAATCGGCACGACATACGCGCTTGCTGATATGGTAATTGATACAACAACGCACAGAATCTATGAAAGCGCACAGGCTAGTAATACAGGCAATGACCCAACTGATGTTGCTAACAGAACAGGTGAGGCTCCTTGGTGGATTGACGTAAGCGCTACGAATGCTTGGAAGATGTTCGATGGTCAAAGTGCATCGGCAACGGTTGAGGCTTTAACATTAACCATTGTTGTAAAACCCGGTTTTGCTAGTTCGATTTATATGGGCGGATTAATCGGTGATTCTGCTACTGTTGTTATGACCTCATCCCCAGGGGGAACAGAAGTCTATAACGAAACGATACAGCTTGAAAATTCTTTGCCTGGTGATTATTATGAATATTTTTTCTCACCATTTACACAGCAACCTGACTTAGTAGTTAATGACTTGCCACCTTATTTGAATGGTGAGGTAACAATCACGCTTACAATATCCGCTGGATATGTAGAATGTGGAATGTTCAGAATTGGGGATTTAAGACCGATTGGCTTAACTTCTTATAATTCAGAAGTAATACCAAAGACTTACAGTTATATTGATATAGATGAGTTCGGTAATAATAAGATAGTTCCAAGGAACAAAGCGAAGGACATGAGGATTCCTGTCGTTGTTGAAATAGCTGCTTCTGATTCGGTTGTCGATTTAATGACGAGCGTGCTTGACGTTCCAAGCGTAGTAGTTGGAACAACTCTTGACGATCATGCTGCATTACGCGGGTTTGGTTTAGTTAGCGGAAGCATGAAATATTTAAAACCGGGGTTAAATTCCCTTAGTCTTCAAGTAAAAGGATTAATTTAAAATGGCTTTAACTCCCTATACAGGCGGAATACCGCAAAGAAATAACAGGTCAACGTTTTCTGGGTTAATGGATGCGTTTGTTACATGGTTGCTAGAAACATTTATGGTTGAAATTGACGCGGTTGTTGATGCAATGAATCTCAATGATTTGAATGCTACCAGCACAACATCTATAACAATTGGAACAGGAACCCAAACATTCACGACGCAATCATCAAAGTCTTACGTTAACGGAATGCAGCTTGTAATAGCTGATGATGCTGATCCATCTAATAAATGGATGCAAGGTCGGGTGACTTCTTATAGTGGAACCACGCTTGAAGTTGATGTGCAAACAAAAGCAGGAACAGGGACGTTATCGGATTGGATTATAAGTTTTTCTGCCCCAGTCCCTTATGTTGGTCAACAAGAAGTGACTGTTCATACTGGGAACGGGGTGGGCTCTACAAATACCAAGATAAGACGTTTCACCACTGAATTGACGAATGTTGGAACCGCGATAACATACGCGGATAGCTCGACTCTAGGAGCTAGTTTCACAATCAATACACCAGGATTGTATGAAATTTTTACAATGGATTCAGGTACAGCGGCAGGTTGGAGACCTGGTGCATCATTAAATTCATCTCAACTCACGACAAATATCCAAACTATCACAATTGCTGATGTTATCTTAGCCACAACAACCGATAGTGCCAATGAATCAGTGGCGGCTAGCAGAACTATGTCATTAACCACAAACGATGTTGTGAGGCCACATATCGGAACGTCAGGCTCACCAGGGACATCAGGACAAATTATATTTAGCGTGAGAAAGGTTGGTTAATTATGTACAAGTTACTAATTGATAGCCCAGGCGGAGAGCAGAAAATAATTGTGATTAAAGAAGGTGGCGGTTATTTCGATAAATCTGCGGTTGTTTGGGATGAATCTAAAGACGGAGTAATGCCTAAAATAACGCTGGGCTCTATGATTCGCAGCGGGAAAAGTCTTGTGGTTGATGCAGCAAGAAAAGCGCAACACGATGCTATAATTAATGCCAGGAAAGCAGAGAAGACAAAGATGGAAACATTGCGCTCATCTGTTGACAGCGATTCTGATATTTCGGCATTTAAAGGCAAATCAGGGACAGATATAGACACATGGTTCGCGGCAAATGTCACCACGGGCTTGCAGGCTGCCAGAGTATTAAAAAAGATAATCAAATTGTTAGTTTTACGTGGGATTTTATAAACGAGGTTATAAGTGGCACTTAATTTAAAACACCAAACAACTGAACAATTTCTGGCTCGTTTTAGAACCAGATACCAGGAGGCAACCAGGGGACGTAAGGTGACACGATTGGCTAAACGTATTATGGATGCGTTTGACGCGGGTGAGTTTACCAATCTACAGATTAGAACTGCATTTGGTTATACCCCTGCAAGGTTTGCTACTTTTAAAACCAAACTTGAAAATCAGCGTACTCGTTACGAGGCGGTAGAAAGTGAGGTGGGTGAATAATGGCTATTGTGTCGAGCACTTATACTACGTCTCCATACAATCCTGATAGTGTAGTTGTACAACAGAAGCATACAGACACAGAAGGGGACACGCACTATAGGACTTTTGTTACTCTAAAAACTGTAGACTTAGATGCGCTCCTGATTGTAGATGCAGCGGCGATGGCTGACTCGCTGGCTGAGGTTGAAGCTAACAAGATATTAGAAGGTGATGACTAAATGACTGACCATTATGTTGATCCAACGGCTTCTGGAGCTAATGACGGCACTAGCTGGACAGATGCGTGGCAGTCTGCTGCAAGTATTAGTGCGTCAGCAGGGGACAGAGTATTTCAAAAAGGTCTGCAAACCATAACTGCTGACATTACAATTACTTTTCCTAATGCACCAACAAATCCTGTTCAGTGGATAGCTACAACAGACACTGCGAATGAGCCGCCATTATCAATAGCTGACTCAGGCGCGGGGGTTGATTCGGTAACAAATAGTGTTGATATAACTGTAAACGGCAGCTTTGCCATGCACGGTATTACATTAGAAGTTGGAGGGACACTGCCAGCTAGTATAAAGATTAACTCAGGCAACACCGCTGCTAAATTCTGGTCGTTTACCCATTGCACTATAAATAATTTGTGTACTTTTAATGGTGGCATAGTGCTTGGTCTAGCAAGTTCAAACAGTAGAAACAGGTTTATATCAAAGAATACAACCTGGGGATTAAATGACGACTTACAATATATCACCCTAACAGCCTGTCATTGGGATTCTTTTGGCGACAGCATTAATTTTACATCTGGAACTCAATCTCTATATTTAATCTATCCTCTACTTAATTCTAGTGCTAGGTTTATGGGGCTTGACTCATCATCCTGTACTGGAGACATAATCAAAGGATCGGTTACTACTTCAAATGGAAAGATTGAGTTTGTTGACTGCAAGAAACACACAAGTAGCGATTGGGTTGACTCGATAGCATCAGGCGAGGGGCTTGAGGTTCTTGTATCCAATAGCTCTGATGCAGATATTAATTATAATTTAGAGCATCATAATGAATCAGGAAATACTACTGTTAGTGTGACAATATATGCAACGGCTGGAAACACTTACGATGGTACAAATCCGTATTCGATCAAAGTTACTGGAACAAATGCTACAGAATCAAGGCCGTATATATCACCCTGGATGGCGATCTATAATTCTGACACATCCGCTATTACACCTTATTTAGATTTAATTCGTGATGGAATCACAACAGCGTATCAAGATGATGAAGTATGGGGCGAATTTATGACTCTAAATAATACAGGGTTCCCGTTGACATCATTAACTGATGACAGGGCTTTAGTTTCACCATCTAATCAAGGGTCAAGCAGCCTTGGTGCTAGCGATTGGGAAGGCGAAACAACGCCTTGGTACGGGAAAGTACAAAGTGAAAGCGTAACGCCTGCTGAGATAGGATATATCTATGCGCGTGTTGGTGTGTCGGGTGCATACACGGTGTATGTTAACCCAGGCATAAGAGGCACTTAATGGCAGTCACAAGAATCGTCGGCGGGGTAATTGTTGAAGAAAGCTCAACAGTCACTCGTATTGTTGGCGGGGTAATTCTTGAAGAAACTGGTGGCGATGTAGTATTGACCGTTGCCGATATGACTCATACAAACGTAATAGACGCAGTTGCTTTAACTCAAGCCAACACGCTTGCTGTTGACGCAATGGCTCACGCTCAAGCAATTGATAACACTGTTTTAAATACCGCTTCAACTTTGACTGTTGACGCTATGCTTCACGGATTAACTCAAGATGCGGTGACTTTAACGCAGCAGAATGTACTTGTTGTTGACGGAATGGCTCACGTAAATGTTCTTGATAATACAATCTTGACTTCTGGCGGCACATTGTCCGTAAATCCTATGGACCATGCTCACACTATGGACGAAGTTGGATTGACTCAAGCAAACACTATTGTTGTTGACCCTCTTGACCATACTAACGTAATTGACAATGTTAATCTTAATCAACAAAATACATTAACCGTTGCTGGAATGGCTCACTCTCATACTATTGATAACATTGAACTTTCCACCGCAATAAATCTTATTGTTGCCAACATAGTTCACAGTCATTTAATAGATAACGTCGGATTAGTTCAGGCAAATACATTATCTGTTGCGGCAATTGTTCATAATCATTTAATGGATGGGGTTGCTTTAACTCAATCCAATTTACTATCTGTTGACGATATGCTTCACAGTAACGCGATTGATGGATTAACATTAAATACAAGCGTTAATCTTTCAATGAATGATTTATTGAGCGCAAATAGCATAGATGCGGTATCATTAACACAAGCTAACTTATTAACAATTCAAGACATTCTGCACTCTCACGAAATAGAAGGGAATCTTTCCTTATCTGGTGACGCTGTTTTGACTGTCGGTAGTATCACGCAAGCACACACGATTGATAATATCAATTGGACAGTTTTAATTACTCCAAGTGGTCGTATTTATCTTGTTAGTGCAGAAAATAGGGTTATATCAATTCAATAGGGGGTATCAAAAATGCAAGTTGAATTCTTGGAACGGGTTGGAAGCAAAGGCATGAAAGGCGACAGGAAAACAGTCGATGACGAAACAGGCATAAGGTGGTGCATGGCTGGATTTGTAAAGGATATGGCGGGGGTTGTTGAAACAGGCGAACGTAATACGAACCCTGTGACTGTTAACCCAAAAAGCATAATAAGTGCAACAGAAAATAGTGAGGCTCAATAATGGCTAAGAGTGTATCAGATTTGGTACTTGACGCAGCGTTAGATAAATCAGCTACAGGAAATATTCTTACGGTATGCGACACGTTGCCAACAACCAGAACAGAGGCGGTGACGACGTACATGCTTGCTAGTGTTGTTGTCACAGCAGGGGATGGGAACGGTGATTTTGTTATAAGCAATGGTGATACATCTGGACGTAAACTTGCCGTTGCACAACAAGCATCTATATCAATCACCAATTCAGGTGACGCGATCAATGTTGCTATTTGTGATGCCAGTGATCTTCTTTTGGTTACGTCTTGCACATTGCAAACTTTAACTTCCGGTGGAACTGTAACAGTTCCCACATGGGATCAAGAAATTGCTGATCCAACCTAATCATGGCATTTGAAGAATTAGAATCAAAAGACCCGAATTCATCAGGCAAAGATTATGTATTTGACTTTGCCCCATTAACCAATGGTCAATCCGGCGCTGTAAGTGATTACTTGCAAGCGGGTGAACTGATATCGACAATCGTCAGTGTAGCAACCAACGATCCTCTTTTGAACATAGATAGTTCATCAATAACGGATACTTCAACATCTGTTACAGTGCTACTATCCGGCGGCACTGTGAACACTTACGCTGATGTTACTGTTAGAATAACAACTGATCTAGCAAGAACAGATGACAGAACATTCAGAATTCTAATTGAAGAAAAATGACAAATAACAATATGGACAATCAAGAAATAATAAATTCACTTGCGGGGGCAATTGGTTTCCTTTTCGCTTGGATTCTTCAAGGTTATAGGACAAGATTTAAAAATATTGAGGATAAAAGAGAAGAAGATCATAAAAGGGCACAAGAACTTGAATTGCTTGTTTCTGGTAAGTATCTAACAAGATTAGATCATGCAGAGTCCAACAGAAAGCATGAAGAATCAAACATGCGAATGCAAGAAAAACTTGATAAAGTTATTGACAAACTCGATAATGTTCCATGTAAATTAATAGATCAACGTAAAAACCCAAGGTAATTAATGGACATTAAAAAAGCACTAGAGCTTGTTGTTGTTCCAGGCTTAGATCTATTGCCAAAAAAAATGGACACCCCTGACTCAAGGGTAATGCTTCTATCCATTGGTTTGCAAGAATCACGTTTCAAATATCGCCGTCAAATTAACGGGCCAGCACATTGCTTTTATCAGTTTGAACATGGCGGCGGTGTCAAAGGTGTTTTGACACATCATTCCACTAAAAAATATATTCTTCCTATTCTTGAGCAATTAGAAATTCCAAAGGAAGAATCCTATGATGCGATTGTATACAATGATGCACTGGCTACCGTTTTTGCCAGACTGTTGTTGTGGGCTAATCCAGGTGCAATGCCTAAAGTTAATTGCGATCATGGCATTGCCTGGGATTATTACATAAATGGATGGCGACCCAGTAAGCCGCATCGACATACCTGGGATCTTCATAGAATCCATGCAACAGAAGTAGTTTTAAATGATTTGATATTATGAGTGCCAATTTACATATTGTGGAAGGTTTGTGTTTTGAAGAATGTATAAAAGATGTGGTTTACATTGTACGGGGATATGATAAAGGGGAAAATTATCCAGCCGAGTATAAATACGTTTTTACGGTGATTGTTGTTGACGGCAAAGCAGAGGCAAAAGGTTTTTTGTCACGAAGAAATACTATTCTAAAGCCATCAGATCTACGCGTAATTAATGATTATTTTGATTCCAAAGGTTTTAGTATAAGGGAATATAGTCGCAGTACTGGTGCAAATTTAAGAGATGTTAAAAGACATGATTAGAAAAAGTATATTATTCGCGATAGTTTTGTTATTTTCAACAGGATGCGCTCTTGTGCATAACGCTACCGAAACAACGGCAAATGCTGCATATGCAACACATCTAATTCAATCCGGGCAAGTGGAACAAGTTATTACCTCTGTTGAACTAACCGACACCGAAAAACTAAAGATCACGCACGCTATCAATGCTTTTAATAACTTTGTGGTTGAATACAAGTCAAAGGTATCTAATGGAGATTTCGGTACATCTGACCCTATGTTTCATGGATTTATTATTGACTTTGAATTATTGACTGTGCAGTACAAGAATGTGAGCGAGATAATCACACTCAATTATGATAAATATTCGCCAGAACAAAAGTTGATTCTGGAAGATTATCAAAACTTGGCTATAAGTTTAAACGGATCTGTTGACAGTTTAGTTGCTGCCGGACGTAGACACCAAGCACTAATATTTGGCATCAAGTTTGCCGGAATACTTGCAAGTGGCGCGTTGTAATGGAATTTTTGCAAGACTTAAACCAATTTGAGAAGATTGGTTTGTTTGCCATAACCGCTATTTTAGGCATGGGTTATAGCTATTTCAAGCGATGGTCTTGGGAAACTGAGGGAATCAGGCTTGGAACTTACTTATTTGGCGATACTCACGCCATAGGACGCGCTGTAACTACTTTAGCTGGCCTGTGTATAGTAACGGGTATGCTTGGGTATTTAGATTCGTTAGAGGCTGATAAAATCATTGTTGCTGCATTCGGATTAGGAATGATGGTTCCAGAAAAGGTTGATAAGGAAAAAGCTCAAAATGGTTAATCGCACAGATTTGTATTATCAGAAGGGATTCAAGTATCAGTTAAAGCAGGATTTTCATGCCAAAACTAAAATAATTCCAACAGAGGATATCAAAGCAAACTTCATTCAATTAGATAGAAACGGGTTGATTGTAATCCTTAAAGGGTATGCCTGGGATGGACCGTCTGGCCCAACGTATGACAGTGATAATACAATGGCGGGTTCTTTAGTCCATGATGCAGTTTATCAACTTATCCGCGCTGGTAGACTCCCTGCATCATACAAAGGCATTGCTGACGAAACCATGAAAGAAATAATGGTTGAGGATGGAATGTGGAAGTTCCGGGCAAAGTATTTCTTTGTTGGCGTGAATACATTTGGCGATGGATCTCTTGTCAAACCAAGAAAGACATATCAAATCCCTGCTGGAACAAAGTCAAAAAGGAATTGAATCTTGCCATAGTATTAAAGCGGTTTGCTTTCATTTGAATTCTCCTGGTTTAATTTATTTACAATCCATTCTGTCAGCTTCACGCCTTCGCTTCTTGCTGCCTTTACCCATCGCGCTTTGTCCCTGGTCTTGCATTGCGCGTGGATATAAGAAACCCGCTCTATTTTTTTAATTTTTTCCATTTTACTAATTCCTGTGATAAAATATATTCATACTCGTTGGTGGGTTGTGTTGGAGTAAATAGCACTGTCATAATTTGACGCCGTGAAGGGGAATCTCCTTCCCCTTTGTGCCTTTTACTTGATCTTTTTCCTTTCTTCTTTTTCAGCCCTTATTTCCCTGCTGCCGTGAAATGTTCTTATATCTTCCATACTGAACTTTCCACGCGATCTGCTTTTATAATCTGCTGGTCTAAAATACCACTTCATTTTTTTACTAGCCCATTTGTACCCTGATTTTTTAATTTCTTCTTTATGTGGCCTGGTATCGCCTGACAACCACACCCACACGCCGCAAACTTCAATGTCTATACCTTCCATCCTTAAAGCTGCTTTAATCGCGTCACTGAGCTTGTCGTCGTAATCAGGGGTATCATTAACGATAGTGAAGTCTGATTCTTTCTTTAAGACTTCAAAAGCAATATTAATCAGCTTCATCATTTCTAATCCGGCTGGATTTCGGTCAGGATGAAATTTGAAACACGCTTTTCTGTATGCTGCTTTGATTATTTCTTGATTGATGTCGCCGGAAATGGCTAGGATTTTAACTGCTTCTGTTCTGTACATTTTACTTTCTCCGTTTGGTTCCAGGTTTCGCCTGGTCGATAATTCAATTATACACAGTTAGTTTATAAAAGTACAATTTATTTTAAACGCTCTTTCAATTTCTTAAAATCATTCAGCCTATTTCTGACTTTTTTTATATCATTGCGTCTGGTTTCTCTATCGTATGCTACGTCATTGGTTCTCATGATTGCATCTAAAAATGCAGCTGCTTCCCTTGTTGCAGCGTTTACCGCGTAGCGTATTAAATCTTTTTTCGTTCCTGTTTTATATTTTCTCATTTAACTTCTCCCAAAGTTCGCTGGTGTAGGGTGTCCATTCAATATTAGTGTTGATATAATTCTCTATAAATATATTCATAACCATGCCGTGTCTCGTATAAAGTTTTAAATTATCCCTATCTCTGCATATAAATTCACAGTCATCATCAGGCGGCATTTGATCCGAGCATTTCTTCCAGGTTGTCATATCACCTCAGCCTTGTTAAGAATGGCAACAGATTCATCATATTTTGAATCTGTGCTTTTTATAAAAACACCGTCAAGCATGATTCCTTTACGGTCTTTAATATCTTCATAGGCTATTTCCAAACACTCTGATAAACTGGTATCAAGCTGTGCTGCCAGTATAATTAGCACAACCAAGCAATCTCCTATATCATCTTTACAATCTGATTGTTTGTTTATGTTGTCGGCAAGTTCTCCTACTTCGGACATTAATTTAAGCGTCTGTGATTTAGAGTCAGATCCTTTAATTAAATTTCTATCGTTTGCCCATTTAATTACTTTTTCAAGTTCCATTCACTTTCTCCCAATTATCGTTTGTAAAAGGCATCCATTCCCTGTCATCAATTCCATTATATTTGCATAAAATAAGAAACGTTTCTGAATGAGCTCTCTTTGGTTCTGGCAATAATCCCGTTCTGTAGATAAGCAAACCTTCGTCATTGTGCGGCATTTGAAGCGTACATTTAATCCAGTATGGCATTAGCTATCCCTCAAAAAGATTCAAAAAAATCATTCAATTCCTTACCTGTTACAGAATAATCAAGCCACTTGCTTTCACCTTTACATGAGACTGATACAGTTTGCAATCCTTTGAAAAATTCACTAGGGACGAGAAGTATATGTTTAATTACTCTATTTTTATCCATGCAAAAACAACACATAAAATCACAAACTAGAGTTTGTTTTTTAAAAGAGAATGACCATGATTCCGATTTATATTTTCTGTTTAAAATACGTGGCTTTGAACATTTAACATCGACTTTTTGATTGTTAACTGTGAAATCATATTTATATTGCCATTTGATTTCATTCATACTTACAGCAGATGGAACGAGTCTCTTAAATTCAGATTCCGCTAATGATCCTAATTTATCCCTATCAGATCCATATTTAAGTCTATCACCAATAATTTTAACCCCTTGCTTCTTTAACCTGTAATAAAGAGTACTCCAAGGTATGCCGATATCATCGGCAGCAAGTTTTAAGTTTTTATATTTTGCGTAAGCAAGGGATTCTTGGCTCATAATTTTTCCTATTTATTTTATATCAGAATGTAATTATATCGTCATCCATATCATCAAACCCATTGCCAGCTTGCGTTTCAGGCTGATTTGTTTCTTGATTGGGTTTTGATCCACCTGGCTTGCCAAGCATTTTCATATCATTGGCGATAATTTCAGTTGTGTATCTCGTATTGCCAGACTTATCTTCCCATTTGCGAGTTTGTAACTTTCCCTCAATATAGACGGAGCTACCTTTAACAAGATATTCGCTGACTATTTCAGCAAGGCGACGATAGAATGTCACGTTATGCCATTCAGTCCTTTCCTGCTTCTCGCCATTCTTATCTTTCCAACTCTCAGAAGTTGCTACTGTTATGTTTGTAACAGCATCGCCGTTTGGTAAAAACCGTTTTTCAGGATCTTTACCTAAATTACCAATCAATATTACATTATTTACTGATGCCATTTTTCACCTCTTATTAAAATTTAATATACGTGTTTCCATGATATTTTATTAACTATCCTATAAATATTCGCGGCTGACGTGTTGTGCATTACTGCTAGCTCGCATTGAAAATATTTATTTGGATTTGTGTCTCCTTTTTTCTTGTGGAATTTTCTGATAAATCTAACTTGGTCTTCTGTCATCAAACAATTATTGGCATGATCTTTCCCTCGTTTGAAATTGGTTGAAGTATCACCGATTGATTTTTTATACTTTCTGACAATACTTTGAATATAACCTCTATCTAGTTTATAGATAAAAGAAATATCATCGAATGAAATGCCGTATTGTTCAGCAAAACTATCTATCTTTATAATTTCACTGTCACGCTGCATTAATAACTTGTTTCTCCCATTCTTTCGCATCAATCCATTATCAAGCCTTAATTTAGCACATATCTTGAAGATGTCAGCACGGCAAAATGGTTGATCGTGCGGTCTGGGTAGCATTCCCTTTTCCCTTAGCTCGATTATTATTTCAAACGATGTTCGTCTGTCCATTAATCTCTCGTAAATAAAATAATTAATCGCTTCAATTTGTTCTTCATCCGTTTTATAAATTGATTCAGGGTACATCGGTTCCTCAAACGCTTTAACGCTTGGAGGTATAGGTGCTAGACCCGCAATTATCATGTAGTGAGTCTTTTTGTTTTCTTGTGTGAACATCATCTAAAACCCCATTTCAATCAAAGATACAACGATGTAACCAAAAAAGAATAGAAATAAATTTCTGGTTATCATAAAAACTACTTTCCCATAAAATACTGAATCTGACTCAGATTGCGCCTGAGTCTTGTTTGAGAATAATCCCGCTATTAAAAACAAAGCGTATGCGTTAAGCACTGAGATTCCTTTCACCTCAAACATCGGGACTATAAACCATCCCCACATCGTTGAAAGAATATAACCATTCATTAAAGCTATTGGGGCCACAAGAGACATCATAATCAAAAATCTACTCATTGCTTTTGGCTTTTCTTTTTCTGGTTCCATGTTATTCACCCTCAAGATTGATTGACACGTTTCTTATTACACCCTCACGAATGATAGTTATTAAATTTATTGCCGCATCCTTACTTTCACGCAAAAGCCCGGTCGCATAAAGGTCGGTAATTGTTTCTTGTATTTTAATATCGCTTGCTGCTTTTGGGTTTGGTGTATCAAAATCTTTTAACTTTGCCCCACCATATCCAGAACCATTAAAAGTACCTTTGATTGGCTCCACTTTTTCCGGTTCCGGTTTCTTTTCCTGTGTAGCCTTTTCATCTTCAATTTTCTTTTGTGCCGCCGCTTCAATTGCTTCTTGGTGTTCCTTAATACGAGTCTTTACAAGCAATTCAAAGTCATCCCGGTCTTTGTAGATTATTGTGTTCAGGTCGTTGAATATAAGTAAATGATCTTTTGCTTGAAGATTAAACCATTCAACCTTTGATTTAATATCATCCATGACTTCATCTGCTTTGATTATCGCGTTTGCTAGGCACGTATCAATCGCATTCTCAAGGCTTGATAATGAACTAAGCCCTTTGCCTGCTAATACAAAGTCTGGCTTTTGTGCAATCATTCCGTTACTTCCAACTAACTTTTTAAATTCATCCTGCAATACTTTCATATGAAGCTCATACCGTTCTACACCTTTTTGACGAATAGCGTTTTTTCTGTTTTCGTTTTCCGTCTTATAAACCTTTTCACCCTTCAATGCTGCTTGACGCATTAATTCTTGAATCTCTTTTAAATCGCGAGTGAATTTGTCAACATCGGCAATTTCTGCCAAGGCGTTCGCTAGAATCACGTCACATCGCTTTGTAGCGGCACGAAAGTTCTTGTTGCTTGCGTCCAGATCGGCAAAGTCTTGATCGCTCTCAGGCTTCGCTTCTGACTGTTTAATCAAGGCTAATACGGCTGGCTTGTATTCGGTTAATACATTCGAGGTTAAAGAAGTGCCTTCCATTACATAAGAAAGTGCCGGCAGTTCTTCTATTGGGGCTGCTACCGCTTCAGCTACTAAAACAGGTGGCGTATATTTTGCCAGATCCTTTTCAAACTGTTTCCAGCCTGCTTTGATTTTCTTAAACCATTCGGGATCGGGTTTAATTGTAATAAAAATGTTCTTTTCTTTTGATCCATCTCCAACTGAAAAATACAATTCACTTGCGCCAGTAACCATCAATACTTGCTGGCATTGCGGCATTAAGTGTTCCGGTATCGATTCGTTGTTTTCTAGGTGCTTAACTAAAACTTTATTCCATTGTTTATGCTCCCAAGCTGTTTTCCGGTCATAGGTTAAACCGTCGCACGATGATAATATTTTTCCTTCTGAGCATGTGACTGGGTATAGGTCATCTCCTATAATTTCCTCCATAATGGGACGCGCCATTTCTTCTGCTTTATGACCGTTGGCAAAAAGCACGTCAATAGTATATTGGCTGTGTTTTTTTTGAATACCCGTCTTTTTTGAATGTAATAATTCTTCGCGTGTCATTCTCTTTGATAACCCAAGCATAGCCGCAGCATCACTTGCGCCAAACTTAGTAAAACGCAAATCAAGCCACTCATCAGTTCCTTGCAATACATTATGAACTTCCATTTAAGTCTCCAATTGATATTAATAACCTACATTATAAACTATAAGTTTATTCAGTAACAGCTTTTTCTTCCTGACTCCAAGATTTAATTTCATTTAATTGATCTGGTGACAGTTTATATTTTGAGTCTAAAAATCCAAGCAAACTATCAACCGTACTTCCTTGTTCAAGCATCGTAATTTTCCACTTTGATGATTTGGCGGTAAATTGTTCATCGTTAAGTTCCGGCAATTCCTTTTTTTGTGGCGGCGGTGCTTCTGTCGCCGCATTGCCGTCGTCGTCAATTGGGGATACTCCAACCATTGAAGCAAGTGCATATCTTCTTGCGTACGTAATCGCGATGCCTACTGCCTGGGCATCTGACTTTGATACTGGCATAACGTAGCTGCTTGACATCCACTCGCCGCTTGAGTGGCATAATATAGTCTCTATTGTAATTCCCCTTTCTGCTTCCTCTGGGCATTGAATAACCGATAACCCGTTAGCTGATAGCTGTTTCCTGCACGCTTCCCATACACTAGATAAATCGGCATACTGTGATTTAAAGAATGGGTTTTTGCTATCCTTTTGTGCACCAACAATATCTCCCTGTGCTTTTGCGAGTGCTGATGCTAATTCTTTAATTGATTCACTTTTATTCATTTCTATTCCCCCAATGTGATTTTATTAACTGCTGTTTTGAATTCACCTAAAATGTGTTCTCTAAAGTGCTTGTTGCCACTACGATCAATATCATCGAATCTCAGCATTTCTATCATTGATAATGTGATTCCCAATGCTTCAAGCGCCAAGTCATAATCTTTCGCCGCATTGTTACCGTCATCATTTGGTAGCAGGTCAATCTGAATCATTTCATACTTTTCAACAAGTTCCTCAAGCTCAAGGAATAATCCTTTTTCTGGTTCCTGCATAATTATTTTAATTTTCCCATCCGATGATTCTGCACCAACATCATTGGCGGTAAATGTTACGTCAAAACCTTGCTTTTTTGCTTCAAGGCTCATTGATTTTAAAAATCCATCTGATACTAATTTCATATTAAATCCCCAATAAAAGCAAGCTGTTGTGCAATAACGTCGTAACGATTACTGCGCCGATAATTGATACCAAGCTCCACATACGTGCGTTATATTCCTTTGAATAACGCAATGGAATTTGGAATATTCCCTTTTGATTGCATCTTAGTTTTAAATCATTCATTTAACTTACCTCCACATATTGCATACAGGTTAATAACAAATTATCGTAATCACCGCTTTTTGCTTCCTTGATAAATTCATCCGCTAATTCTGGTCGATCACTTGAAAGAATCGCTTTTTTTACCGCTCCCATAATGGCAAAAGCATTTCCGTCTATAAAAGCATTTCCGTCTATTTCGGTTAAAACTACATGGGCGTTTGTTAGTGGCATTTTAGTTCCTTATTTACTTTTGAGTGTTTTGATTGTTGTCTCGAAATCTAGTATTAGTTGAGTAAGTCTTGCATTTTCATTTTCCAATCTAGTGAATTCTGTTAGTAAATTATGGAAGGCATCCTCTAGAACACCCCCCTCTAAGTTATCGTTTATATCAAAAATATCGTCCTGCAATCCCATTAGCAACTCCTATCCCATGAATATTCCTCATACCCAAATATCTTTTCAACCCTTGCCATTTGCTTTGACATTTCATCCTGTATGGTTTTAGTTTGCTCCGGTGTATAACCGTTATATTCTTCATGTATAACGGTAAAGGCGTTTTGCATGGCACTAAGTAATTGTCTTTGAGCTTCTTCCTTTACTTGTGCTTTGGTTTTATAGTTTTCCATTTTGTTATCCGTTTTGTTTTTTGAAGTATTAAGTACAGTATATACCTATTGTTTATATATGTACACAAATAAATGATCTAATTTTAAACAAAATGAATATTATTTTACGGTATTTGTGTGATATTATTTAATCTTAATCTTAACGAATGGTTTACAGATGTCAAATACTAAAATTAAAATAGATTCAGAAATCATTGAAAGTCTTGGGGGGTGTACCGCTGTTGCCGTTCTTATGGGCTTTGATAAAGATGCTGGTGGCGTTCAGCGGGTCTTTAACTGGAAGTTGAGGGGAATACCTGCCCAAGTTATTTTGAACAACCCTGGTGTGTTTGATAAGGCTATAAGGAATAATATGGAAGAAAAAAAGAAGGTTGTAAAAAAGAAAAAAGTTTAGTTTTTATTAAGCCAATTATTTAATCTTATAATAAAATATTCCACTTTAAATTCTGCGCATAAAAGCAAGAATAATTTTTTAAAACTGTTACGAACATCGTCAATACATTCGAATATGGTTTTATTATTTTCACTCATACAATACTCCTTAATGCTATGTGGTCGAATTCAAGTACACGGATCTCTGAACACGGTGTAGCGCCATACAGCTTCAGGATATGTACATCTACTATCTGGCTATCATCGTGATAGACAATTTCATTCATAGCATCCTCACATCCTTTCTGCAAGTTGCTACAATCCGGCTTTGTTACTGGAAAAATCTCGTTATTCAATGCCGCTGCTTTTTTCTTCTTTGCCCATGATTTAGGAATAGGCATATAAAAAGTGATATCAAGATGAAGGGGGCCTGTTAACAATTCTTTCCCATGCATGGCTTTTTTTGCATCACTGGCAACCATCTTTTCAAAGTTAACCGTTTTCGTTGGCGTGTAGTGAATAGTAATTCCTGATTTTAATCTCGCTGAGCGTGCCCTTCCTTTTGCAACAGGAACGCCAATCACAACAAATTCAACTTCCATTATTCACCGTTCCTTATAAGATGCTCGCGCACTGACTTATTGTTGAACAAATCATCTGTCTTAACCCTCAACCCAAGATTGATAAGAGCATTACCAAGGTTTTCAATTGAATCATAATCCTTGATTAACAGGTTGTAGGTGTCTCCATTTTCCAATATTATTTCTAAGCCAAAATTATTTGCTGGATGTATTCCGTTGTATAACGCCTTTTTGCTAGATACAGTAATTGCTTTGATAGTTTGTTTCATAACTTTCCCTTAATTAATACTGCCTTCATCTTTTTCCTTTCTTTATTTTCTTTTCCATAACGAAAGTATGAATGTTTGGCTGAACGCCTTTTTTGCCTTGTTTGCCGATTCGTCTTTTTTGTTCTTGGGCAAATGTTATTTTTACTTGATCTTTCCCAAATTCCGCTTTCATTTCATCGCCAAATTCGCAGCATATGGGGAATAACTGATAAAATTTTTCTTTCGATAATGCCATTTAAAATCCGTTTCACTATTTATTTAACCAAGTGGAGTGCCTTTATGCTGCGGCCTTTCAATATTCACATAAACATAATTCGAGAGATCTGTTTCACCCGTTTCTTTATGTTTTAAATTGCCCTCGTCGTTTGTTACAAACATTCCAATTGGTAATAATATTTCTTTGGGGAATTTGTTATGCCATTTACCAGAGTAGCATTCTGAACATATCTTTTTATCCTTCCCCCAATATGATCCTAGGGCGGTGTTTTCTTTAGCTCCGCACTTTTCGCATTGGTATAAGCTCACAACCCCATCCTCATAGTTAGATTTCCCATCCATCAATAAATTCGTTCCAATCTGACATTATCTTAATCCGCGTTGACTAAATTGAGTGACGTAAGTAAATTCAGGCTGCACCGACATTAATATTAACGGGTCGTGACCAATTATTTTCAACTCTACCTGCTGGTGAGTCTTTAAATTCTTTAGAACAACAATACCGTTACTTATGGATAAGATTCGATGCAGAAGAATAAGCGGTTTATTTTCTTCCGAACAAGTATCATGTAGGCAATAATGAAACTCACGCTTCACCAAGTTACCTATAATCTTCATAGTGCCAGTATGTTCAAGTGTTCCAAGTGCGGTGTCTTGCCATTCTTTTAAAGCTGGATTCTAGCGCACCAGTACAGGCGGATAATCTCTACTTCCGTTATCAATCCCTACCGTATAAAATATTAATACAGGGTTAGCCCAATCATGTTTTGGGGCCTCACTTATATCTCTCAACTTACTAACTATGATCCGCCCGTCAGTGGTTTCTTGTATTGTTGGTCTAGTCATCTTTTAAAATTTCCCCGGCGCAACCTGAAGACAAGTTATACCGTTATTTCTCCACATCTCAACAACACGATCCCTGTCGTCGAATATAGCAGCCAAACGATTCCTATCTTCATCTAACATATTATTTAACCATTGTTCTTTTAATACATGATCTGGTGTGAAATCACCGTTTTGACGCATAATCAATCTCTCTGGCAAAACAGGAATTACATCAAATGTGTTTTTGCATAACCACTCAACAGTAAGATCCCTTACATCTTCTGTTCTGCCAGTAAAAAACCAGATATCAGCACCAGTTAAAGCCAATCTTTGCATAATTGAGATAATTGGCAAATTTGGCTTGTCGTCGCCACATTTCTTATAAAAATCTTTCCATTTGTCAGGGTTGTTTTCTTCCTTTAAAATATTAAGTCTGTGTTCAATAAAAGCCAGCGTCCCATCAATATCAAAGATATAAAGTGGCTTTATTTCCCTGTCAGTTTTTATTGACTGGTCTTTACTTGTAGTTCCCATTCTCAATACCTCCATGAAATACAATCATCGTAATAATCGAACCCCGTCCCAACGACAAAGTATATAGACAAATAAACCAAAAGTATAGAAGAAATTAAAATTAATGATCTCATTGCGGTCTACCCATGATCTTGATGAAAGCCAATTGGATCTCCCGTAGATTCATCATAATAAACCTCTTGTTTTTAAATTCTTATACACTGATAATATTCTTCTGCCTAAGTCGGTACTTAATCTCACGCCATGTTTTAAATTGTAATAAACTGATTCTGATATAGGTATAAAATCTTTTGCTTTTTCTACACCTCCCTTGCAATCAGCAATAGCATGGAACATTTTTACGAATAATTTAAGTTGATTTTTGTCAGTTATAAATACAGTATCATTGTGAGGTGACTTGCCTCTTGAATTTTCCTTTATATGTACGTTTCTGCTATCACTGTGTTTAAGCATTCTCATTTAACCTCCTTTCACCTTTAGTTTTTTAGCTTGTTAACATTAAGCATCATTCTATATCTCAACTTTAGATTTATTGACTACCCATGAATCGCATCTCTTGCATTGTTCCCACTCATTATCCTTAAAATCATAGCCAGCTTGGTAAATGTGCGCTTTTGTTTTACACGTATCGCATATCTTATATCCTCTGTCATAGTCTGCGTGAGTCGCTGTATGTTGTATGTCATGCGGCATATTTAATCACCATGATTGAATTGAACGGCTTGAGCCGTATAGAGTCTCGATTGTTTTATCAAGCAAACTGAGTTCAGTTTCTTTCATTATTTTCCACATTATTTGCTCACCATGAATGCCGTTTTTAGCGCCCTGATGGCAATCTTTACATAACGGGATGGTACAGAAATCGCCCGATCTTATGCCTGGTATTCGACCCTCAAGAATATGATGGGCATCTGATGGTGCGTGTGCTCCGCAAAGTGAGCAGGGTAAACTTTTGATTCTGAATACATGTGCCTTACTTGCCTTGGTCATATTCCAATCCTTTATTTATTTTTCGGTAAAGAATTCTTTTGGTTGTCGTACTCATCCCGCTGCAAATCTTACATTGACCTGATTCTGTAATTGCTGATTTTGGATGGTCGCACGATCTCTTGAAATGCTTGATTCTATTCTTGCGCCTAATGTGCGCGTTTTTTGTTGCTGTTCTTCCCCTGTTACGTGAATTAGTCATTAACAAACCTCTCAGCCATTGCTTCGATTTGATCCGGGGCTAAATCTTGCCAATAGTTATCTGAAATATGACGGCAAATAGTTTTGATCGCTGCTGTGAATTCCGCCTCACCAAGTGAATCAAAACTAAAACTCAAAGGTACTTTAACAATACACATTTGCTCCCCTACCTTCACGGCAATTTCTTCACATGCCGCGCCAGATTCAATCTGCAAACGCTTTAAAACTTTATGGCTGTCGTCATACAGATTGAACTCACCAATGTTGTCACGGCACATCTGAGCGATTGCATGAGCGTTTTTATTGGTTCCTATGTTCCTTAGCTTTGACAGATGTGCGCCTACTATGTCTCCTGGCTTATATTTCTTTTGTTCTAGTAAGCTGGCTGCGTACCTATCAGCAGATTGTAATTCGCCGTTGATCCCCACGCGGAAAAATATCTTTTCGCGTTTGGGTGCTGTCTTGGCTTTGTGTATAACTTCGTTTAAAGTTTCCATCATTCTTTGTCAGACTTAATCATAATGGTCTGTCCTGTCCGTGGTTTTTGTGGTAGCCGTAGGCTATTTCTGATGCTTTGCGTGCACATGCCGCCTCGAATATGTGACTGAAGTAGCCTAAGTGTATGATCGGTTTAGTGCCCACGTATGCATGCCACTTCTGTTTGTCATTCCGCCAATGTACACCCGTACAACCTGATATATTGTCGTCCCGCAGTCTGTGATTCTTATTGTTCTGAGTGCGCGTAGCATGGCGCATGTTCACCCATCTGTTATCGGTACCATCGCCAGAAATATGATCTACTTCGTCTGGAGGAAAAACACCTTTCACGTATAGGAAGGCCAGTCTATGGGCTTTGTAGTGTTTGCCATGCAACGTGATGACGATGTACTTCTTGCCACGTACCGTTTGCACGCTTCCTGCTATCCAGCCCTTCTTTACAGGCCCTCTGCCCTTCAACCACACAAAAATGCCGGTTTCAGGGTCGTAGTGCAGCAGTTCTTTGAGTCTAGCCTGCGTTAGATCCTTCATGCCACTATCGCAAAGTCAAAGGTATCAGTTTGCTCGATGCCACCTTGCCCAACAATAACAACATGCGCGGTATGGTCGCCCTCTGTTGCGTTATCAAGTTGCAACTTATCGTTAATGCCGCCAAATCCGTGAAGATTACCGTGATAAGTGGTACCTGCTGAAAGACCGTCAAATGATATTAAATGATCGCCTCCCTGATATGGCACGTAGTTTCCGGATGCGTCCCGGTCAAATGTTCCGTCAGGTGTCTCAATAAATACCTTAACACCGAAACTTGTTTCTTGCTCTGGCAACAAATAACTAAAGGTCAGGTCTTGAGTTTTGCCCCATAAATCTTGGGGAATATGAATCAAAGGATCTGTGCGCCCTGTAGCGTCGTTATCGTGCAAGAAAAATCCAAGATTTAATGAACCATTTTCTGCAAGACCAGTTGCGGGTATATCCATCACTGGAAGCGTGTAGTCATATATTTGATCTATCACAGTACCTGCTTCAACGATCCCAGTTTCAATTGCTTCCTTAGCAAGTAGAATCGCACCGCTTACTATTGGTGCTGAAAATGATGTGCCGTTCCATGTCCCCACATCACCATTTTTGAATACGCCTGTAACATTCTGGCCAACTGCCAAAATATCGACCACATCGCCGTTCTGTGAGAAATTAGATTCAGTTAAGAATCTTGTATGAGACCCTACAACATCAACCCTTGGGTCGTAATTAGCAGGCCAGCCCGGTTCAATATGTTCCCGCCCTGCGTTACCTGCTGATGCTACAACCCTGATACCTAAATCAAGTGCTTCAACAATGACATCTTTAAAATCTTGTGGACCATTAAAGAAACCGCTCAGTGATAAGTTAATAACATCGACACCTAATTCAATACCCCAGTTAACTGAATCTATAAGGGCTTGTGTGTTATAGGTTCCTGCGCTGCCCTCGTTAGCTTTAGCAATATAAATATCTGCTTCATCTGCGATTCCTGCACCAAGTTCGCCGTCATGGTTGTCACCAATCATGTATGAAATGAAAGTCTCGTGGCTGTGTAAATCCTGCCAAGATTGGTCAGAAGAAAATGATCGCCCTTCCTTAATGTCAATCGTGTCATGGTTCGTTGGGCCACCTGTCCCGACTATAAGAATTGATTGGCCTGCGCCATGAAGGTTATATTCACTCCAAGCATAATCAATGTTGTTGGTCTGTATGTGATTAGGTGATGATGTCCGGTCGGTTACATCGGTACGTGTGAAAAGTGGATCTGTTGGTAATGTGTACATTTTAAGCTCCTATTTATCTGTTAAACGTCTGTTGCGTTTCTGCACTTCCATGTCTTCTTTTCGTCTTAGTTTCATTTTCTTCATTTTTCGTCCGGTGTAAGCTCTGTCTATCAAATAAGTCAGACCAATAAAAATAAAGAATACAACTAACACTGCATAAAAATAAAAATGTGTATCATTCACTTTTATCCTCCAAATAATCTGTTTTTCGTCTGTTCTTTTTCTGAATCGGAAACTCACTTGTTGATACATAAACCTTTTCATCTGGAAAGCTGAGGTTTAATAACCACACCAAATGCTCAATTCCGTCGTGCAGTGTGCTAAATTTTTTCGTGTGAAGCGGGTTATTTTTGTTTCTAACTTCGGTATTTGTATCAAGTAACAACTTACCCTCCATTACTTTGAGCGTGTAAGTCATTTGAATGTCTGATACTGGCTCACCATCTTTTACTATTTTATAGTTGTTCATTATCTTATCCCATTAAGTAAATTTTACTTTTTCTGCTGATACTTCCATATACGGCCCAGGTTTTTCATTTCTCAATACCCTAAAATTAAACACGTTAGAATATTGCGGGTGTTTTTTTACAAACATCCTGGAAAAATACGCTTGGTAGGCATCGTTGATTCTAAAGTTAACATCATCTGTTTTCAAAAATTCATGCCAACGAATCCAGTTAATTATTAACTTTGAACTTAATTTAGTCCTTCCACGCCTTATTGCCTTTAATGCCTGTTCTTCAAATGCAGCATATACGTGCGGGTTAGTTTCATTAAATGCTTCAAAACCTTCCCTTATTGAATGACCGTTTAACTCCTTATAATTCATTTTATTCTCCTTATAAACATCATTTTTCTTCGACTACCTTCCAAATATAGTAAGCCACACTTGATGATTCGCATTGATACCAACATAAAATATCACCACCATCTATTTCGGAACTACAGTATTCATATTGATTCACTGTTCTTTTTACGTGACTAACCAATTCAAAAGTGCGTCTGATTACTGGCAACTTTTCAAGCATCAATCGTGGTTGACAGATTATTCTTGGTGACTTGAGAAAATCACCTTCTTTTGTAATCATTGCATCAAAATCTTTTTTATGTGGAGTAGTAAAAGCAATTGCTTTATATCCATCTGGAATCAAATTATCATCTATTTCTATAGTTACTTTCATTTTAACCTCCCATTAAAAAAGCTATTAAAACCGCCACTCCTAAACAGCATAGGAATACTTGTTGCGTGAATCTGTCTGTCTTTTCCTTTTTTGTTATTGTTGTAGCTGCGTTAATAAACGGATTAATCAAGTCATTGTTATTTGCAATCTCTTTAAATTTTTTATTTAGCGTTTGAATTGAATTATCTAATTTCACTCTATCCGTAACAACTGGAATCTTTATTTTTTTCTTGGGTATCTTTTTTGCTAAATTTTCCATAACGTTTGTGCTGAAACCAAAGCTCACTGGATTATTAATGTTTGTAAAAATAATGGAATAAGGTAAGTTCTTTTGAGAATAACCATTGTTTTTTGCATAAACCCTCATGCCGCGCTTTGCGTTAAAC